CAATTTCTCGCTATAAATATCTCAGGGGGAAGATATTTCTGATGAGCGTTAGCCAACAGGTGTGGCAGAAGCATAAGCGTAAGAAGATGAAAGGGGTCTTTGGGCTCAGGAAATGTCCTCGTTGTCTTAATAGAACATTGGAATTAGCCTCAATGCGTTATGACTGTTTCTGTCCTCCTATCTATTATTGGAAGTGTCTTATTCGCTGCTGTGGATATTGTTCCGACCGGCTAAAAGATTAAAGGAGGTATAATGCCTAAAAAGTATGTTAGGATCAAGAAGAATTACCTGAAGGCAGGTAAATCAGAAAAGAAGGCTAAGGAGTTGGCAGCCAAGACATATAATGCTCAGAGGAAGCCAGGACAAAAACCGGTTACTCGCTCCTATCACAAGAAAAAGAGATGAACCTTCTTCCAACGACCGGATCGGGACTGCTTTATCGGTGGAGAAGATGGGGCGGCGGATATTGGGATGAGTTGCCGGAAGGGTTTGAACACTTCAAAGGAGTGAAGGGCAGTTTAAGCTTTAACGACAACTACGTTTTTGTTCGTGGCGATAAGGTCACGATTTTGGGTAGTCTAAACTATAAGCAAAAATCCATTAAGGAGGATAAAATGGAAGGACATAATAGCGTTGCAATGATCAGAGAAGAAAAGAAAGTTGATGAAGTGGCTGCTATGGTGAGAAGCCTATTTAAGAGCTTAGAGAGAGCAGAGAACTTTGTCGCAGAGTTAAAGGGCGAGCCGACAGAAGTACGCAAAGAAGTACCGGAGCAAAAGCAGAGCAAGCACTTTGAACAGGTTTGGGGAGAACTTTCAGGAGACCTTGCGGAAATCAACGGAAGATTGAATGATCTACTCCAACGACTCAGACTGCTGCTAATTTTAGGTTGAGGAGGCGGAATGATTTTCGCAGCCGGTAACACAAGGTTTGAAAGATTAAACACAGGATCTCCTGGCAAACAAGATCCATATCTTGAGGGACTCAGGGTAACGGTCTCTAAGAACCGGACAATCGGGTGGATACGGTACTCAAACAAAGGATCTCGATTTATGTTTATACCTCAAGACAGAGAGGATCTCTTTATAGATTCTCGTGTATTGATTAAAGTTGCAGAGAAACTGGCAAAAATGAACGGAGAGAACAGTGGAAAAAGAAAACAAATCTTTGACCATCTTCGACACAAATAGGAAGGTCAACGGATACTGTCAGTACAACGTATTGCAAAGGGAAACAAATCAGATAATAGGTTGCATCTACTTCAGCTTAAACAGAAAATGTTTTGTTTATTTCTCATTTAGCCTTAACGGAACTGAGATCTCGGGAGAGGATCTCATTTTCATAGGGACTACAATTCTCTCCCTACCATTAACAAATGACAGCGATAAGGAGCAAAACAGTGGGTAGAAAAACAAAATTAGAGGAAATAACCGAGAAAAGGATAAGAGAGATAGACTTTGAATTAGACGATCTAAGGAGGCAAAAGCTTGTAATAGAGACTCAAATAGACTCTCTTGAGAAGGAAAAAAAGAGCAGAAATGAGGATCTATCAGCAATAAGAGGGGCAAGGATAAAACCAGTAAAATAAAATATCTGTTGACAAAAAAATGATATCTTCTCAACCAATAAGGCGAGGAGGTAACAGATGTTTTTAATATCCTTTCAGAGAGTTAAACCTAACTTGTCATATCGTTTGAAAGGCGATACCTCTTAGGTTTGTAACCTTTCCGTTTCATAAATAAGGGAGGGGATCGTTAATGATAACTACCTCTAACGGTTATACAACACGTTCTTCTCCCGTCTCTTTTTATATAGACAATGCTTGATTTCCAGCCTAAACAAAAAGAAGCTATCGAGGCTGTAAATATAGATACTCTCCTTTTGGGAGGGGCTCGTGGCGGTGGCAAGTCCTATGCGTTAGTCTGCAAAATGGCTCTCGAGATCGTTGAATGGTATAGCGAAGTAGAGATAAAAAGACTTAAAATTGATGTTTCTCAAGGATTTAGGGTCACTTCAGCAAATGACGACTACGAACAAACTTATTACTATAAATATTTAATCGATTATCCGGACTATTTCGGGGTAATCGTAAGAAGAACCGAGCCTGCTCTTTTAGCACAGACACAGAAAGAATGTAAAAAGGTTTATCCTTTGTTGGGTGGAGTATGGTCTAAAGGTCAATGGACATTTCCTTCCGGAGCGATGATAATGTTTCGTCCCTGTCAAAGACCGGAGCACTTAGACTGGTTTCAGGGGCAGAATGTTCACAGGTTGGCAATAGAGGAGTTGACTCAGTTCGATCAGTGGGAAGTTGAGGAAATGGAATCCTGCTGTAGATCTTCTCATAAACATATCAAAGCAATGAAGGTCTATACGACTAATCCAGGCAAGAGAGGACACGTTTGGGTTAAAAAGAAGTATATCGATAACTGTCCTGCTATTCCGGAAGGTGCTCCGGTTTGGGTAGAGAAATATGGTATCAAGTATCAGCCAACGAGATCTAATAAAGTTTTCGTTTCAAAGACCGGTGAGCGATTTCTCTTCATACCTTCCCTCGTGTTTGATAACAAATACCTGTCAGAAAGAGACGATAACTTTGTTAGAAACCTTTTGGGTAAGAATAAGATCCTCAAAGAGATGTGGCTGTACGGAAACTGGAATGTCTTTGCCGGTCAGTTCTTTGAGATGTGGAGAGAGGATGTTCACGTAAAAAGCGAGTTGGCGTTTTTTAATGCAACGGATAAAGCGGATCTTATCGAAAAGAGAAGGAATTTCGACTGGACAGACTGGCGACTGTATATGTCAAACGACTACGGTTTCGCTGAGAGAAGTGCTTGGGCTTGTGGATTTTATGCCGTGCATAATAGCTCCGGCGACATTGTGAAGTTTGCTGAGATCGTCCAGTCCGGTCTTACCATAAAACAACAGGCAAGATATACGAAAGAATTTATCAAGCGTTTCTATGACCTGGAAATAGATGATTTTGAAATTGTGGTTGCAGATCCTAAGTCCTATTGGCAGAGGCAGGATAAGGGTGAAGATTTTTGGGATTTTGCAACAGCATATCAAGAAGAAGGGATACATTTAACTAAGGGACTAAACGACAGGGAAGCAGGGGCGATGGCTTTCCTCGAGGTTTTAAGAATCAGAGAGGACGGAACTCCTCAAATGACTTTCCTCGATTGTTGCAAAGAAACGGTCGAGAGCATACCTAATCTTCCTGCAGATCCTAAGAATCTTAATGATGTTGACACAACGGTCTTTGATCATCCTTACGATGAAGGCAGATACTTTCTTATGGTATTGAGAGGACAGCCTTATATAGAGGATAGCCGAGAATCTAAAGAGGACTGGAGAGAGATGGTCAGAGCACGTAAAACAAAAGAAGAAGTACCTAAGAGTTGGCGAGTAGCCTGAGAGAGGTAAAAGTGGACGAAGTAACAAAGAAAAAACAATATGAAGAGACAGTACAGAAGGTAATTACTCTCAGAGAAGAGAGCATAAAAAACAGGGCACGTGCCAGGTCAAGAGCAAGGGAAGTAATGACCTATATCCAACACGATCCATATAAACCGGAAGAAAAAGACGCAGCGGACAGCAAATCAAAACCATTGCTCCGGTACAACATTCTGATCTCAAAGCTTCAAACGATAATAGGAAACGAGCAGTCAAGCAGAAGAGCAGTAAAAATTATAGCAGACTACAACACTAATGAGCAGACAGTAAACATCTTAGCGGATAACTATGACTACATAAGAGAGAGAGAAGAATACGAGCAAAAATCTTTATATGCTCTTGCTGATGGATTATTATATGATACCGGTGGATGGATGAGAGGAGAGGTGCAAATAGACGATATGGGGTATAATACTATGTCGTACTACAACCTTTCGACACTATCCGTTCATCCAGATCCGTATTTTAAGTTAATGGATCTAAGCGACTGCAGATATATTGTCGTTGATGAGTGGCTCACTATTGATGAGATCAAAAACAAGTTCTGGGTGAGCGATCTCAAGGG